ATTGCTTTTACATAAGTATAAGAGTTTACGATAGATCCTTTGTAACGACTACTCGAACAAATGTTAAGATAATCCACAAAAATAATATCGGGACGAAAACCCTTTTTGAGACCAAGTTCATTGAGTAGTGATTTAAAGTGACCCACATGGGCGGAGGCAGTGGGATACTCTTTGATGATAAGTTTTCCTTGCGTTTTCTTGGATAAGTTTGCAAGGCGATCTGTGTACAATACCTTTGGTATTTCAGTGATCTTCTGAATGTTAACATCAAGTAGATTTGCATCAATACGTTCTGCAATTCTTTCTTCAGACATTTCCAACGTAATATACAAAACGTTCTTACTTTGTAGAAGACATGCGGAAGCCATATGACACATAAAAAGAGATTTACCAACACCTGTTCCTGCGAGGGCAATATTAAGCGTCTTAGTAGGTAACCCACCCTTGGTAATTTTGTTAAAGAGTTCAAGATCAAAAGGAATTTTTTCTTCTTTTCGGTGGTAGAAATCATAACGAGCTTCATCATCTAGAAAATAATCATGACCGACATGATCATCAAAACTAATAGACAAAGCATCAGAAAGAATACTTGGGATAGCATCTCTAGATCTTGTCTTATCTTTTCCATCTGCAATCTTAATGCTTTCTAGAAGAGAAAGATAGATTGCTCTGTCCTTACACCATTTTTCAGTAGTATCAAGCATCCACTGATGATCAACACGTTCTTCTTGAAACTTTTCAATAGTTGTTTCAATTTTCTGAAATATTTCTTCTGTAATATCTTTTCTTTTTTCACATTCAATAAAGAGAACTGATTTAGTTGGAACACTGTCATAGTCATTTACATACTTATAGATCTCAGAAAAAATTACTTTCTCAGATAATTCTTCAAAATATGTGTCTTTGATGAAAGGTAGAACCTTGCGTAGATAATCTTCATTATGAATCAATTGAGAAAGAATTTTGACTTCTATTTTATCCATATTAAATGTAATGCAAATAACTACCAACGATGTACTTATCGTTACTCAATGGCATTTTACCACAGTGAGGGAAATTCCACAATGGCGGAAACACTAGCATCCTTCCAGCTTTTGGTTTAACTTTGTAATTCAAAAACGGAAATTCTGTTTCACCACCCCGAGTAACATCATTCAAATATAAAAAGAATACAAGGAATCTTTTTGCAGAAGCATGATCACCAACGTCTACATGATCCTTAAATTCATCTTCATTAACAGTATACTTTTTCAAACGAACTTGTTCAAATGCATATTGTTCTGGAAATTCATGAGTGATATTTAAATCTTTAATATACCTTCTAAGATATTGAACAGAAATTCCAATTAGTGCTTCATTACAATCAGAAAGATCTTCTGATTGATTTTTAACTGCTGTTATGTTTAATTGAGTAAAATTTGGTCTTCCTAGATTTTCAAATCTCTGATGGTATTCGGAATTTTTTTCATAAATGTCTATGATTTCCTCACACATTCCAGCAGGTATTACATTATCATAGACACGAATAAAATCTTTAACAGTCTTTGCCTGAAGGTTTTTCGGTCTCTTCTGTTTCGGTTCCGTTAACACCATAGCAGAATTCGGTTCTTGCAGCTTCATCTAACTTCTCCATAATTTCTTGTGTAAAATATTTTTCTGGTTCTTTTAAAATGGATTTTGCATAAACTTTATTTCCATTGATTTCATATCGCCCACCAGAACGAACGAATATTCCATGTTTTTCACCAAGTTCTAACAAACCATAATAACGATCTAATCCAGTATCGTAGAACAGTCTGGTTTCTACCAGTGAATTTTCCTTAGAAAGTCTGGATTTTTGTGTGCGACATTTGATAATATTACCAACAACTTCCGTACCATCTTTTTCTTTTGACTTAGAAAGATAAATGATCGTAGATGCAGCATACTTAAGACCAGTACCACCACCCATTTCTTTCATTGGAACATAAGAACCAATAACATCATATGTATGGTTAGTAACCAACATAGGAATATTTGCTTTACCAAGTTTCAAAGTAAGAATTCTGAATACAGACTTAATCAACTGTGCCTTGGTCATATCACGAACTTCTTTACCATCAGAAGCATCTGACATTTCTTTTTCTGTTGCCAACATTCCAAGTGAATCTAGAACAAACATCAGTGGTTGACGATCTTCTTTCTTTTGTTCCAGATACTTATCTACAATGCGAATAGATTGTGTGCGAAATTCCTGAACAGTTGTTACTGGAATAATAATCATTCGTTTAGAATCAATGTCTCGGTCCTCAATCATGGAACGACTGATTGCAGATTCTGTTTCAAAATAAACAACACCTGCGTCAGGATTATTTTCAAGGAAATGTTTAACTACTCCGAGACAAAAGAAAGTTTTACCAGTAGATGTTTCACCAGCAATTGCTGTAATTTTGTTAGAAGGAATTCCACCAAAAATAGAACCACTAACAAGAGCGTTAAAAATGTAACTACCAGTATCAACAAAACCAGTCACATCACCAGCAGCAACTCCATCAGAAACAAATGATGCATATTCATTCCCAACTTCTTTAACAATTGTATTTAAAAAAGACATACTATTCTCCACATGTATTTACATTATACCACATTATGCGAAAAAAGATTCAAGTGTTCCAACTTGTTCTGATTTCCATCCAATACTATCTAGTACAGATTTAAGTGGTTCAAGAAAAGATTTTTCAAACTGCATATCAAAATCAATATACTTATTCAGATTAAATTCTGGAGGAAGATTCTGGAAATAAGCAATAACATTTTCACTGATAGGATTTGGTTCTTTGAGATAAACAAACTTGATTTTTTCACCCTCTTTGATAAGAGGGTACTTACTTTCAAGTTTTAACTTTCGAATCAAATCATTATATAGAATTGCACCACGAACTTGAATCGGAGTTCCTTTCTTATAGAGATCTGCAGAACTCTTGTACTTCTGAAGATTATTCAGAGATCTGGGAAAAGAAATATCTGATATATCATGATTCCTAGAATCAATTCGAATCTTATCAATAAAGTTAATGAGAGTATCATTATCATTATTCATGATAATTTTAAATGCTTCATACAGTTTGTCACGATAATAAGCAGGTGTCGAGGATCTTGCAGTTTCAAGACCCATGATCTTCATCTTTGCCTCTGAATATCTAACACCTTCACTATCCCAGACGTTAAGAATATAACGCTTTTTCGCAGTCCAAATACCACGATCAGCAATATTCTCACGTTTCATTTTCATCTTCTGTGCGTAGGCGTGTGAGTAGTTTGCCAATTCCTGGTAAGAACTTTCAATATACTTTTCAAGTTCCATTTCACTGATCTTATCAAGGAACGAGACAATGCTTTCACTAGTTTTCTCTCTTCCAGAGAATACCTTATCCACCAACGGACCCAGATTAAGATACATAGAATCAGTATCACAAGCAATAACGTAATCAATTCCATCTGTCTTTAGTAGTTTGTTTAAGTATACATTCATTTTGTTTTCGATCCAACGAATCGAAAGTTGTCCAGAAAGAGTAATTGCTTCTGCATTTGCAATTCGAAAATAACGGAAGTATTCATTGCCGATTGCACCATAAGCAGAATTCAATTGAATCTTACGTGCCATTTGGATGTTGTTACAACGAGAGATTTCTCTCTTCAGATCAGCAGTCGGTGTCTTTTCATACTGTTGTTTCGCAGCAATCATTTTCTTCTTGAAGATAGTACGATCTTCATAGATTTTTTCCATCAACTTAGGAAGAAAACCTTGACGAGTTGTATCATACATTGCTCCATTTGCACAGACTGTTACTCCAGATAGATCACTAGTATCAATTTCACGAGTTAGAAACTTGTCAACAGAAGCACCAGAGAATCTTTTTTCAAGCAAAGTTTCTGGACTGATGTTGTATTGCATGATCAGGTGAGGATACAGAGAGTTCAAGTCAAAGTTAACAACCCAGTCGTAAAATCCAGGAATAGGTTCTTTAACATAAGCACCTGCATACTGAGAATCTTTTTTGTTTTCTTTCTTAGGAGGAACAACAAGATTACTTTTCTTCAGATAGTTGAAGATAATTGTATCCCAGGTTTTAACTTGTGAGTAAACATCTTCAAAGTTTACTTTTGCGTCATAAGCAAGAGTGAATACCAATTCAAGAAGTTTCATTTTCTCATCTAAACGCTGAACCAGTTCAACGTCTTTGATATTGTATTCTACAAACTTGTTCCAGTCTTTAGTATAAAACTCTTTAAAGTTTTCATACTCACTGTGATCAATCTTCTGTTCACCAAGTTCAACCATCGCAATATGATTTAGAGCATATGATTCTTGATTTGTGTAAGTAAATTTACGATACAGATCAATGTAATCAAGAACTGCAATACCAAGAATGTCATAAGAAATCTGACGACGACCCTGAACATAAGTTTCCCGTTCAGTTACTCTAGACCAGGGAGAAAGAGACTTGACCCACTTCTCACTAAGAACACGATCAACCCTACGACAAATATAAGGAATATCGTAAAACTTAACGTTCCATCCACTAATCACATCTGGTGTATTTTGCACCCAATGACCAATGAAAAACTTGAGCATTTCAACTTCGTCTTTACAATTATGAACCGTGCAATCTTTTCTGTCTGTATGAAACTCACGAATAGTCCAGATATTAATTTCTTTCGTTGAAAGATTCTTCGTGGTAATGCAAAGAATTTCTTCTGCTGCACTTTCCACATCAGGGAATCCATTCTCTGAAGCAACTTCAATATCAATAACCACAGACTGAATCCGAGATGGATCAAACATGATTTCATCTTCTGGATACTTGTCTGCGATATATTGATACAGATACCTTTCATATCCATACACATCAAAGTTATCCACTTCAGAATACTTGGACACAAATTCTCGTGCTTCTTTGACAGTTGTAAACTTGATAGGTTTTACATACTTATTATCTAGAGTTTTGTATTTACTTTTCTGGTCTTTGCATGAGACAAAAAGAGTCGGAGAAAAACTCTCTTTAAAGAAGGTACGTTCTGAATTAACATACCCCCTGAAAAGAACATTATCTCCGACTAGTTGAACGTTGGTGTAGAAATTCATTCAGCAGTAACTTTAGTATAAAGGTTTACGAGATCATCAGTTGGTTCTGATATTGTAAGTAATTTATTCGAATAAATCAACGCCTCGTTATCTTTTGAATACTTCGGATACTTTTGTAAGATTACATATTCATAGACATACCAATCTTTTTCAGCTGCACCTTCATCAATTTTTCTTGCAGAAATTTTCAAGTGAGTACCTTCCAGTGAGTATGCACGTTTTTCTAGATCTTCTGGTTCTGATCCATACTCAGCACACTCAATAATCTTA